GAAGTTTAGGGTTGTAGGCGACTTGTTCAAAGTCGTCGTACTTAGTCCTGGCTTCTTCTTCCAAGTCGTGATAACTCTCAAGAACTTGCGACTGCTGTTTAGCCGCTTCACGTTTGGCGAGCAGTTCTTCGGCTTTCTGGTATGCCAATGCTTCCGCATAGGCTTCAGGGCTTTCAAACTGATCAACGGATGCGGTTGGTGCAGCCTTTACGATTTGCGTTTCCGCAGACCGATTTGCTTGCTCTCTTTCCCACTTACGTTGCTCTCTTGCGAGGCGTTTGCCGATGGCAGCGTCAAGTTCCTCTTGCGAGAATGACTTGGCAGGCTGTTGCTCAGCTACTTCCGGCGTACTTTCAACAACTTCAGGTGTGGCCGTCACATCCGTGGTTGGCGCGGAGTCTACTTCCGCTAGGGCTTGGACTTCTTCAGTCATTTCTGAATCCTAAGATTCCTCGGTCTACTGGGCCGATACAGTTGTTTTAATCTTACACCAGATTACTCTGGTTGTGCAACTTCTGCCCAAGGCAATGCAGGTTCAGCGGCTTTTTGTGCCAACTGGCGTTGAATTTGATCAGCTACTTGCGCTTCACCTTCGTCTTTAAGCAGTTTTGTGACTGATTCTTCTTCACCCATCTTGCCCCGCAAAGTAATTACTTGGGGTGCAAAACACCAGTCAAGCACTTGTTGTTCAGTCAATTGCTCGTAGGGTGTAAAAGTATCGCCACGAACTAAACTGCGAGTGTAAGCAGCGGAAGCGGTGTTGTCGCCATCAGTGCCTGTAACTGTCAGGTCAACAGTGACAATTAAATTGTCTTCAGCAACTTGAACCTTGTTTACTGTCCATTTGTATTCCATGATCTATTTCCTTTAATTAAGATGCCGCAAAGTATGTGACGCTGAATGTAATTGTTCCACCACTAACCCATGACTCAGATATTACTGTTCCCGCAGTATCAACAAGATAAAAACCAGCTCCATTCATGTTTCCAGCTTTTGCGTTTGAAGTAAGTGCGGTGTCATTAGAAACAACGCCACAACTAAAATCTGCCGCAACGCCACTGGCATAAGGTAGTGATTTAACAAAATTCTGCCCTGCTCCAGCGGTGCTTACTGTATCAATCACAATGGTTGCCGTAGCAGTTACCATTTTTCCAATACGAACAAAAGTGCCTGTTTGTGATGTGTAGGTAATTGTTGGTGTACCAGACAAACGATCTAAAACTGGCGTAAATGTGCCTTCTTCATACCAATCCAAAACTTGAGCATTTGCAGACACTGGGCCATTTGGAAAAAATATCTGCGGAACTTGCATCTGCCGCCCGTAATAAACGCCATAGTCAATTCGAGTGACCGCAAGATCAGAGGATGCGTTGTATGTTGGAAATACGTCAGCAGTGGGCGTGTATGTGCCGCCACCATAATAATGATTTTGCCAATGATCTGTTTGACTTACGCCAGATGCGCCTGGGTATATGTATTCAATGTTTTTTTGCTGATTGTTTTCAGCGTAATAATCAATGAAAGTGTTGTCACGAGATACACCACTTATTTTTACGCCCCATCCGCAAGAAGAACAATCAAAATCTTGAAATGTGTTTACTGTTGCAACATTACTAGAACTGCCATCAATAAACAAGCCAATTCCGTTTGTAGTACCACCATTTGGGCTTGCAGTTGGCCCGCAAGCATTGTTTAAAACAAATTGTGTAAAGTCGTTAGCCGCTACAAAACCATTTGGGCCTAAATGCAATGCAATAGTTACCGCACTAATTCCAATATTGGTATAACTTGCACCATAGGAATCAATAATTTGAATTCCTTCATCACATTGTTTAATCCAAATGTTGTCCATCATCAAGCCGCCATTGCGGATGCGAACAGCTTTAGCAGTCAAAGGCACACTTAAAATTAAACCTTGCAGTCTTGAGAATCTTGAAAGTTGCGGTGCGCCATTAACTGTGTCAATACAAACCAAAGTGCTTGGGTCTTGAGCAATATCTAAGGTTGCACCACTATCACCACGCAGTGTCGAAAAACTGCGGATCATTGTCACTTTTGATGGCAATGTAAATGCGTTGAAATAATAAGTGTCAAAGTTTGGTGGAAACTCTAAACAATACACATTAGCAGTGTTTAAAGCTGCCAACAATGCCGCAGTGTTAGACGCACGTTTTGTATTGTCATTTGGCACGATACCGACATCAAGCGCATTAACGCAGATGCCAGTAATCATTGAATAAGAAACTTTTGTAAGTGCCATTTTTAGTCCTTACACTGTATATTGAATCGTAATATAAACACCTTGACCATTAGCCAAAGGTGTTGTTTGGTCATAATACCAAGTAGATAAAGTAGAAGACCCTGCTGCAAGCCAAACAGACAATGATTTAAATGAAGCAGTTTGCATTCCACAACCAGTAAAATATGGAATATTAGTTGGTGATCCAGCAGTAAAAGGAAGTCCTGCAATGTCAATTTGACCTGTACCAGTACCAATGTTTGTGATAGTCACACGGGCTGTTGCAGTGACTGTACGACCAATTCTTGTATAAATTCCCGCTACTGTTCCAACCAATACAAATACGCCAGAACCAGGAGTCGGAACTGGTGTCCAAGTACCTTCTTCATACCCGTTCAGCAACTGGCTTGTCATGCCCGCTGCGGGGGTGTTGGCAGTGAAGTTGTATCCTGTTGCGGCAGTACCTTGCACAATACCATTTGAGGTTTGGGTGCGTCCTGCCGTTAAATTAGCTACAGAAACTTTAACAGTTGAGCTACTTTGGACTATAGGCAATACTTCTGTGCCAGCAAGCGGTGTGGTTGCGCTAGTTAAAGCTGAGATTTTTTTATCTGCCATGATTTAATCCAATCAGTTAAACATTACTTCAATGAGTGAAGTGAGAGGTGGTGCTTCTGAAAACGTAAGCGTTGTTCCGCTAACAGTATATGTATTCTTATTTTGATATACACCATTGATATATACAAACGTGTAGTTTTCACCAAAAGACGCAGCGCTTAAAGTGAACGCAGTTGTTACGCCGTTACCCGTAAAGTTTTGTACTTGATACGAAGCTGCACCAATACCAGAAACATTGTCATACGTTGCAATCAAAACATCATTTGAGTCTTTTAAAACAAACTTGTAAGATGCTGATGTAATCCAAATTTCGCCGCTGTCAGGTACACGACCGGCGGCATCTAGCACAACAGGGTTTGTACGAGCAACATTTCCCGCAGAAGTTGTGTAGCTAGGCAACGGAGTGGTTGTACCAGCCGCATAGGTATACAACTTACCGCCGGTTAAAACAGCGCCGGTATTGGTAAAAAACTGGGCCGCTACACCGCCCACGGGAGAAAGGTATACAACGGCCATTTAGGTCACTCCAAAAGAATTTGCCCACCGTCCTCTTGGACGAGGTTGTCGCCAGATTCGGTAAGAAGGTTGCCGACCAATGCACCACTGTCTAGCGTGCCTGAAAACAGAGACACAATCCCGCCAAGGCCAAGACCTAGTGCGTTGCGAAGGGCGACACCAAAGCTCATTGCTTATTGATTGGCTTGCAATAAATTGCGCCATCATCCGTAATACGAATGGCACTTACGCGGAAAGGGGCGCCAGTGCCCATAGCCACGTAAAACGGAATCGGTGTAAATGCGGGGATTGGGGTACTGGCAGTTGTGGCCACAGCAGCAGGGCCAACTTCCACATAGCAAGGAGTTGTTGACCAAATCACCACGCCTTCGGGGCCGGGGTTCCAGTCAGCAGTGTTGCCAGCAGTGCCGGTGTATGAAGCAGTGCGACCGGGATAGTCAGCTTTTGACAGTGGGTTTAAAAGTTCCAAAATGTTCTCCTTACGCCAAGAAGCGAAGTTTGTATAAAGTCCGGAGATATATCTCAACGATATTATCTATCAATTGTTGCAATGCTGTATCAGTTTTGTCGCAGATTTCGTATCTGCCTTCTTCAATTTGCTTGAGCGAGTCTTCTAAGAATTCAATAATGTTAGTCGTTTTCTTGGCGGAATGCAAAGTGATAGGGCCAACTAGACCATATCGGCCTTGATAGGTTTCAGCAAAATCGTCAGCCGCGCCAATAATGCGGTCATAAAAAATGTTTAGCGCTGTGTGCTTACTAAAACTGCGGGTGTTCCAGTGAACACTGTGCGCTACGTCTCTTGCCAAAAACAGCAAGCCTAAAAAATCAGCAGCTTTCATTGCGGCATCCCCATTTGTTGTTCAGGTGGCATCATTTGTTGTTGAGGTTGTGCATATTCAGCACTCTCAGGCATCATTTCGTTAGGTTCACGGCCAGGCATTTCGCCTACCAGATCGCCAGATGTGATCATGCCATGCACTGTGCCCATAACAATGTCTTGAATCTGCTCTGGCGACATAGAAGCCTGCACGGCGGACAAACGCTTGGTTTCAGCATCATAAGCCTTAACCTGAGCCTCAAAATCCTTGCGTTCCATGTCTTGCATCTCAATAGATTTGCCAACATTGGTGATCATCTGGTGCATTTGCTCCATCTCAGCGCCCATAGCCTGAATCTGTTGCTGTGCAGCTTGCAAAGCTGGGTCTTCGTTGCCGTCCGCCAAGAATTTGGGGTCAATCGTCTTGGCAAAGCGTTTAGACATTTCCTGTGCGCCTGGCCAGTCCATGTTCTTGACAAACAAGTCACCGGCCACGGTCCACAGTTGGGGATTACCTTGTAATAACTGAGCCATAGCTTCGAGCGCTTCTTGGCGCTTGGTTGCATAGCCTGGGCCTGTGGTGGCAACCACATCGTACTTGCCGACGCCTGGGTTATAAATCTTTTCAATGACAATTCCTTGTTCATTGACAATTTTGTTAACGGGTTGAGGCTGGTCAGGGTTAATCTTAACCATCTTAGTCTCGCCATCTTCGCCGATGATACGAGCAATACGCTGTGTGTCATAAATTTTAGGGATCAAGTCCACTAATTGACGGGCCACATGGCGCACGGCACGGGTCAGGTTATCCCCGTAATGGTAAGTACCTACGTCGCCTTCGCGCTGGCGGGCCAAGATGGCTTTTCCAGAGCGCTCATTGGAACCCATGCCTAAACTGGCGTTATATTGGCCGGTTGTAGACTTAATGTCCTCAGATGCGCCTGCTTTGGCCTGCAACAGCCCGCTGGAGGCCATTGGTGGCTGTGCCCGCTGGGGTAGTGGCAATACAGCGCCTTGGCCGTCTGTAACGTCAGGATTTACTTCGAGGTAAGGCCAGTTATTTGTGTTGGCGGTTTTCCACTTGTCTTCGTAACCTTCAAATTGGCCACCATAACCAATAAATGGCGCTTTTGGCGCCAAGGCCAGCATCTCGGCTTCTTGTGAAACCCAATAGTTGTACATGCGCTGGGCATCCTTGGCGTTTCGCACCAAGCCAGACACATACAACCGGCCATCTACCTCAAATTCATTACCAACAACACGAATCACAGGAATCCATTTGCCTGCCCATTCTTTTGCTTCAAGGATTTCGTAACCGTTGATCTTGCAATACTTGACCCGTGGGCGCTCAGACATGCGTTTGTTAACGGGCTTGCCAAAATGCTCTTTAAGCATCTTGTCTTCAGGCGTGCCTTCAAAAGCAGTTTGGTTGCCTGGGTACAAATTTAGCGTTGTCTTGTCGTACTCAATGTAGTAGTAACCCGCAATCCGCACTGTGTCTTCATTAAGCCAGTTGCTGATCGACTGGTCACCCACACCAAGCGATTGCAATGTTGAGATAGGCGCAGCATCAGGGTACTGGCGCTCATATTCTGCTTTGGTCAGGTCTTCGGTAATAAAACACCACTTGGCATCAGCGCCAGTTGGGTCTTGGATCAGCGGATCCATGTAGACCGAAAAACTGTTGCGCACACGGCCAATCTTGATGTCTTGATCAAACGTGTTTTCGTCACAATACTCGGTCATCAGGGTGATGTAACCCTCGCCGTAGGATACTTGGTTTTCGCAGGCTGTATCGTATGCCACGTCAGCGTCAGAAATGTACTCGATGTGACGAATCATGCCGTTGAAAATGTCGGCCACTTCCACGTCAGCGTCGTCATCGACTGGGATGACCCGTGCGCCTGGGCGGTTCTGACGCATGTCATTCGTCACTTGACGAACGTGTTGCGGCAGTTTGTTGATTGTAAGCGTTGGGCGTGCGTTGATGGTCTGACCTTGCACCGCGCCACGGGTGGCTAGCACGTCAGCAGGCCACTGCCAGTGATTGTCAGGCGATCCGGCATAAAACCGCAAGTCGTCCATCTCGTCTTCACGGCTTTCAGCCAACGAAGCCACGGCCATGTCCAACCGCGAGCGAGCTGTGGTCAGGATGTCCGAGTCAGACTTAGGTGGTTTGCCGCCAGCAGCCACGTTGGCTACAGCGACCATTCCTGTTTGGTCAGCCATTATTTAATCTTGTTAAGGACTTTATTTACCGTTGCTTTAACATTGTTGCCAGATGGAATTGTGGCGTGACAATTAGCAGTAGGCGAATATGTTTCTTTGTTGCGTGAAGGCATACCAGCGCCGGACATTTTAGGTTCACGGCTATTTAACTGGGCGATGGGGGCAAGAGCTTTGCTCATTTCTTTCCTTTAGATGCAGGTTTGGATTGTACAGCGCGCTTAACAGAATATGCAATGGCCACAGCTTGTTTGACTGGTTTGCCTGCGGCCATTTCGGCTTTCACGTTTTTGCGAAATGCTTCTGGTGATTTAGATTTAACAAGTGGCATCACTTCCCCTTTTTAGCCGTTTTGGCTGAGTCTTTGAAGTCTTTGGCGGTAGGCGCTGCTTTGCTGCCAACTTTGTTCATCTTCTCGCCAGAACCGGCTTTGATACGAGCCTGTTTTGCGTGAATGTTGGCATAAAGTCCAGGTTTAGTAGCCATTTAACTTCCCATCCATGATGTTGTTACTACACTTCTGTCACTGTACGTGCGGCGCTGTGTAGATTCGCGCGCTTCACGGTGGGCCACGGGGAATGCAAAGGTCACGCAGATCGCGTCAGCCGCGTCTGGTGATGCCAAGCCCCGTGCTTTCATGTCTTTTTTCGACTCTAAAAATATTGTACCCTTAGAGTCGGGTTTCATCATAGGTGAAATTAGATCAGTTTTAAGAAATCTGTCAAGCGGTATTGATGCCGTCTTGAGCCAATCTTTCATCTTGCCCCACATTTCAGCCCTTTTGTTGCCGTACATAATAGGGTTAACCGACTTATTGCCAAAGTTGATACCTTTTATTTTGTAGCGCTGCTCTTTGAGCCGATCCACAATGCCTGCGCCGAGGCCACCCTCGTCAATCACAACCAGCGCGGGCTTGTATTCTTCAATCGCCTCAATCACATGGCCGACCACCGTCATGGTGTCGTCGCCCCGATGTCGCTGAATCGAGATAATGTCCCGCCCTTGCCGCACGGCAATCACTGTTGCATCCGCGCCAAACCGCGCTGGGTCTACGCCAATCACTATTGGTGCGCTTGCATCTTTATACGCTGGCCGCTTCATGGCGTCGTCTACTAAGTTAGCTGATATGAACTGATCGTCGCCCTCAGACGGGAATTGGCCGTACACTTCGACGTGCGCCTGACTAGAATCTGCGCCGTACTCGTCGATAATCTGCTGATAGACCTGTTTGTCCGTTCCCTCGACCGTGCGGGCGTCTACTACTTTTGTAGTCCAGAACTCACGCTTTGAATTAAATGCTTCGTAAAAGTACCCAGTATTGCGTCGTGGGTTACTAAACGCCATCCAGAACCTGTTGGGCGTATTCTCAGTGAAAAATCCGCTGGTCACCGCCCAGATGCTGTCGTCAATACCTGACGCTTCATCAAACACTACCAACACACCGTCGTAGTTGTGAACGCCAGCGTACGCATCGGGATTTTCCGCTGACCACAGCCGTCCCTCAACGCCCCAGTACCGCGTGCCTTTTTTCAAGTCGCGCTCGACCAGTTCGGTTAGCCACTTGGCGGGCATCAGCCGTGTGGCCGACACTTCAAACCAGTGGCTGTTCAATGACATCGCTATCCACTTGGTTATCTCGGCCCATGTGACTGACCGGAGCTGAGACTCACTGTTAGCCGAGATGATGGTCGTTGAGCCGATCCGCGTGGTGAGCATCCAGATCGTGATCCATGAGACTAGGGCCGACTTGCCAATACCACGGCCTGAACTGACCGCATGGCGCAGGGTGTCAAAGTCTATCTTGCCTTGGTTCTGCTTGATATGCTCTGTAATTTCTGTCAGCACCTCGCGCTGCCATTTGCGTGGGCCTTTAAAGTGTTCCAGCGGTGTGCCTGGCTGCCCCCAAGGAAACGCAAACATTACAAACGCCAAGGGGTTGTCCTTGATCGCTGGCGCCCACAGACGGGCCATCAGTTCCTGTTCGTCTTCAGCGCTGTATATGGTCGATTGCATGTACTTGTGGTTCTATGATGTTGGCGTCGCTCACGTTGATGACGTCCAGTATGCGTTTCTGCGCCTCAGCCAGCGCGCCAGTGATTGAGATGCGCTGATCGACTTCGACAGATATGGCCTGCTTAGCCACCCAGCCGTGTTGATGTTTGAGGATTTCTAACGCCGCTTTGGCGTCGCCGTTCAAAGCCGCCGTATGTAGTATGCGCGAAATTTCAATCTCACCGTCTGCTTTGCCTTTTTGCGCAGCGATCTCAACTACGGGGTCTAGTTGCGTGAGTTGTCGGTACTCGGTAGGCAACATGCCTGCGGCCAACGCAAGTGCGTCGCCTTTGAGGCCTAACCTTGCGGCGTCATATACCGCCTTCAAGCGCGATTCTGTTGCTTCGACCTTGCGCGGTGTAAATGGAATCGAATGGAACATGTGTTCTCCATGCAGTTTGCACGTGGCTGTGAGTTTACAACAAAAAATAAAAAAATTAAAACTAAAGGCAGGTAGCGAATTTCTATAAGAAAAAAAATTGTTCGTGACCCATCCGTTTTTGTTGGCCCTTTGCCGTCGGCCCTACCCCCTCCCCCTCGGATCTTTTGCAGCATGGCCGGCGCCGTGTGGACCATGTGGACAATGTGGACCATCAGTTTAAAGTCACATGGCCACGCAGGCCAAGGTCATGTGCTCTACCTGGTGTGGACAATGTGGACCATTTATTTTTAGTAGTCCACATGGTCCACATTTTCTTTTACGCCAGTCCTTTCCTTTTTGCGTGGACATGTCGGCGTGGGCATTTGTGGACAATGTGGACCATTTGGGTCATTGTTTTAAATCGGCGCCGCATGCTATGCGCCAGCATGTCATTGGGTCATTTGGGTCATTGTTTTTTGCATGACCCAAATGACCTAAAACGTTCTACATGAAGGAACAAGGGTCATTGGGTCTTTGGGTCATTTGGGTCATTTTGTCATGCTACAAAAATCGGTGGCCGGAGACGTGTCAACATGGCGTGACACACTGTATAGGTATTAACCCTTATATCAAAATCTTTAATTTTGTTTTTTGTATTTCATGACCCAAATGACCCAAAGCATAGAATTTTCTAGTACTGGCGCGCTTCGGCGCTTAGGTCATTCTTTTTTATTGCGTAACCTTTCCGTGACCCAAATGACCCAAAGCCCTACAGTTTAGTCAACTATTATAAATAAATGTTGTGTAGCGTATATACACTATGCTATGATGCGCTGCCGGTCCAAAAAACCGGTATCAACTCAACTAATCTAAAGGCAAATCAACATGAAAAAAGCATTATTTTTAGATCTACTGGCTGCGGCCATTATCGCGGCGGCGTTGACAATCGGCGCCCTTGCTTATTTTGACGTTCTTACAAAATAAGGGGCGCCAAATGAAAACTACAAAACCCCTAGGCTATATTTTGTACGAAGGCCCTTCGATGATCGACGGGTCCCCGATTGTCGTTATCGTCAACAAAATTGACGGGTCCGACAATGCAAAAACCGGCGCCATGGTCCAAACTTTTATCATTCGGTCCGATATCGCGCCGACCGAAGCGCTGCGCACCGGCGATGACGTCTCTATTTGCGGCGATTGTGAACACCGGCCAATTTTGGCCAAAGAAACCGGCGCGGCGCCCTGTTATGTAAATGTCGGCCGTTCGGTCCGATCGGTTTACGAAGCATATAAGCGCGGCCGGTATGAGCGCGCCGACACTGATACTATCGCGCGCGCCGTGGCCGGTTTACTTTTGAGAATCGGTACATACGGGGACCCGTTCGCTGCGCCGGTGAAATATTGGCGCGCCCTGGTGCGATATGTTGCCGGTCATTCGGGTTATTCGCACGCATGGAAAAACCCAAATTTTGATCATGCAGCATGGGCGCCATTATTAATGGCCAGCGCCGATAGCATCGACGACGCGGCGCATGCAAATTTATTAGGCATGCGGGTTTTTAGGGTTTCAATTGGCGTTGACAAGCAAGCCGGTGAAACGACGTGCCCGGCCAGCGCCGAAGGTGGCAAGCGCGCCACATGCGCCAGCTGCTTATTGTGCGCAGGCACTAGCAAGCAAGCGCGTGACATTGTGATAGCGGACCATGCAAGCGGCCACCAGCGCCGGGTTATATCGATAGGGGTTGCAGCATGAAAACCGAAGCAATACGCGAACACGTTCTAAGCGCCTATTTGGCCACCGGCCGGCATGTATTTGTGGCCGATGTTGCAAAGCATTTCAACACTAACGCGCTGGGGGTCCGGCGCGCGCTGGGGTTTGATGATTTTGTATTTGAACACGCGGACCGGTGGACCGGGTCCAATTTTTCCGGCCGGTATGTACTGGCGCCATGCGTCGAACCGACCAAAACCTATTTGGCCAAAATTATCAATTCTTTAAGGGGCACAAAATGACAATTAAAAGCATGCGCGCAAAATTCCCCGGCCACTGTAGCCGGTCCGGCGCCAGAATTAACCCTGGCGATGATATTAAATTTGACACTATAACGCGCCGCGCATGGCTGGAAGAGCCGGGCGATACCCGCGTTATTTTTTACGGTGAGAACGGCGCCAGTACGTTCTACCGAAACCCACGCGGCCGGTGCATCGATGCGCCATGCTGCGGATGTTGCACTATTTAAAAGGGGAAAATTATGAAATTTATCAACAATACAAAAATGACGTTTCACCAGGGTAATGCATTTGAGGCGGCCGGGATTGACCCGGAACCCTTCGCGACCTTCACGCATGCTGGGATTGTGGACCGGGTCCTAATTGACAAGATAGCGCGCGTCGTCCGGGACCACGTCAACCGGCACGATAAGGATTTTTGCAACATCAAAATTTCAACCGAAGACTGGGACTGCTAAATGTTAAAAATGAGACTAGGACGGACAATTTACATTGTCAACGACGACCACGCTGGCGCGGTAATGAATGAGCATGCCAAATGCACCGGCAAGCATAAACCGGTAAAAAGTAAGGGGCCGGAGCGCCGATACTTTCCCGATTATTTTTACTCTACGGCGGACTATGTGGCGCGTTATTACGCGCTAAACAGTGGCCGGGGCCAGAAGGGCCGGGGCGCGCCATACGGCGGCGAAAACACCCTCACAGGGTTTTATGAGAATCTAAGCGAAGCGCCCACCACTTACTACACTGAAGAGGACATATATGAAAACGAAGGATAATTTGCACCCACTAATGCGCGAACTAATCGCACCATGGGCGCCGCTCACTTACGCGGATCACTACTATGTTGACCTGGGTTACCGGCACGAGCTGGGGAAAGTATCGGATCACGAATACCGCATGGCCATGGCCGAAGGTCCCGAGGCCCGGCGCCTAGTGCATAGGGGGGCCATGGAAGCGATGACCCGATGATTCTTTTAATTGCCGTTATACTGGCGGCGCTGCTGGCGATTCTTTTAGATTTGTAGCAGTTGCCAAAACCTTTAAGGCCCCTTCACAGGGGCCTTTTTTTTACTTCACCAGGCGCACGGCCAGCGGCGCCGGTATATCTTCCACCATGCGGCGCAACGTTGATTTGCTTATGTTGGCCATGTCAGGGGCGCAGAATAAATGCTTTTTACTGGGGCAGTCACCGGAGGCCACGCGGCCAAGATCAAGCCAGCCAGCCTCTTTGAGCGCATGCAATAGGGCAGGCTGGGGGACCTTCACGCCAGCGGGAGCGGCGCCAGCCACGCGGTCACAAAGCGCATGGAAGGGCGACGCCACCACGCCCTTAGAAAACTCGCCCAAACGATTGCGCATCAATTCGACAAGGTAAGACTCGGCCATGCTCATGCCATGCTCGACCAGGTTTAATTTGAATTCTGTCATCATAGGGGCGGCGCCTGGGTTGAACGCGGACACGTCACGGGCCTGCAGCCACGCGCCCACGGCAGCGAAGCCACCGGCCTTGTACCACGCCCACATGCGGGCGGCGGCGTCGGCGGTCATGCGCGGGGCATGGGACCAAATGCACATCCAGCGGCGGTCCTGAGAATCTAGGGAGATCGGCACGGGGTCATTTGAGAATGCCAGCACGAAAACGCGGTTGGCCATTTGGTAGGGATGCAGGCCCTTGCGGTTCACGGTCAACATCTCAGGAGGCGCGGCGATGATAGGTTTTAATTTATTGGCCAGCGCACGGCGCTCTTTGGCGTCGGGTTCTTTCAACTCATTCAAGATCAGGATTTCGGACTCAAGGGCATAGCCAAATTGCGACGACATGGTGTCATTGTCCAACAGGCCACGGTTCTTAAGGTGGGGGCCACAAACGGCCCAAATAAACGGCGCCCACATGGTATCTTTGCCGGACCCTTGGTCACCACCATGCAACACGGCGTGATTGATCTTGATCTCAGGGTGCTGCAGTTTGAAGGCCATGACGTTCAAGATATGGTCCAACTCACGCGAGTCAGGCACAAGGGTTTTGCAGTGGTCCATCCACATGCTGATGTCACCAGCGGCTGCAGGTGGGCGGGCATCACGCCAGCGATTGCCAAACAGGTCACCGTCACGGGCCACAATGACCGACTCACCGGCGGCGTACGTTATGCCGACAAGGGCTTTGGCGCCGTATTTTTGACGGTTTTCATCAAACGACACGGACGCCTCAATCTTAGGGTTTTTACCATGTATTGATTTGCAGGGTATGTGACGGAAAAGCGCGTTAAATGTCTGGCGCGAGATTTCGCGGCGGTCCTGCATGTCAAAGTAGGATTCGTCGTCCTGAATGTAGGCAAAGCGCTCATACCACTGCGCTTTCTCGACGCGGCCCAACTCTTTGCGCTCGACCTCGGCGATGATGGCTGCGGCGTCATCGGTGAACATGTCACTGGGTTTTAGTTTGGCCAATGCGGCGTCCATAGCAAAGGTCAGTAGCTCATCACGTAAGCCAGGCGAATGCTTGGGGCCACCATTCTCAGCAACCCATTTTAAGAACACGCCCGAGTCAAACTCAAGGCAGTGACTGTGCAGGCAACAATAGGCGCGGTTTGCAGGCATGTAACGGCCTTCGGGATTGCCATCTGAGTGATTGCCAGAATTAGGGCAGATCACGCCAGCCCAGCCCTCTTGATTAGGTTTAGACAATAGCAGGCCTTGGCTACTGAGCCACGCCATCACATCGTCAGCGCCATCATCTGACAAGCGGATCGGGCGCACGCCTACTGAGTCAGCAGGCGCGGGGGTCACGTTAAGCGCTTGGCAAATTTCATGCAAAGTGAACTCACGGGCGGGTTCGAACTCGACTAACTTGGCGGCAAAACTCTCACGGCCAGGCTTCAAGTTGATTGAGCCAGGCAGGCGGAAATTGCGCACGGCGTTGATGGCGCCTGCGTCGGTGTAACCCGCGTCAGCGATAGCCTTGATAGCCGCTGAAAAATCGGCTTTGGTGGGTTGCTCTGAAAAAGCATAGCCCCATTGGAATGAACCCTCAGACGTCTCAATCTTCCAAGTTGGCTCGAGTGGTGGGACGGCGGCCTTGGTGCCCACGTCGTCTAGCACCATCACAAGTACATACTCGCAGTTGGCGGCGGACGCCGACACATGGCCATCTTTGAAGCGGTCAATGATGAAGCTGGCCGTGTTGCCGTATATAGCCCAGTCTTTTTTGGTCTGTGCGGTGGGTAACATAGCAGGCCAAGTGCATTTGATTGCACCATCTGCGTGGAACTGCATTTCGCCGTCTTTTAATTGGGGTTTTTGACGCACAAAAAGCGCTGTCTCTCCCTCGGGGGCGAGAGACGTTAAGAATTCGAGAAAGTTCATTTGCCATACCTTTTCATAGTTTCAACTTCGGCATCGAGTGGCAGGCCTTGCGCCCACGCTGGTGCCGTACACATCACACGTTTTAAATTCTCTGCTGCGCTTGGGTCAGCAGTTTCAACCACGATCTCGTCATGCACGTGCAACACGACGTCATCTAATTGGCGCAAGGCGTGCCGCAGTAAATCGTTTGCGACAGCCTGAGTGACATTTTCACATGCAAGGCCACGCCATAGGCGGGCGCGTGGCCATTCTTTTGCATCTTGCGCAGGCTTCCATGCCGCTTTGGCATAACTGATTCCATCTGATTCCAATTTGGCATAGGGGTAGCAGAGAATACGGCCAGAAGGTAGGGCATACCATAGGTGCAAACCATCATACAAATATGTTATACGGCCAGCTTTGAACTCTCGGCCTTTGTTTCGCATTGCTCGGGTGTAGGATTCCTCAAGCGACGTCCAATAAGGAACAGCCCAGGTATTAGCACGACGCCAGCCGTCCACCATTCGCTTGGCAACGGGTTCTGGGAGAGATATGCCATAAGCCCGACCCATAGCAGCGAAAGCACCAACGCCTCCAGCGAACCCGCAGGCCAGCTCTTGAACTTTACCAATCTGTCGTTGATCTTTGGTGACATCTGCCACGCGAACACTAAATGTTGCCGCCGCGTTGACTTTGTAAACGTCTTCGCCAGTTCTGAAAAGCTCAAGTTTGTCGTCCCCACGGCCAGACAGCCACGGGTTAACGCGGGCTTCGATAGCCGCCCAATCTGCGACGACAAAGTGTTTGCCTGCGGCTGGTATGAGTGCGGGGCGAAGCATTCCTTTGAGAACATCGGTAACGCGCTTTCCATACCGAGGCACGATTGCGTGTCCTCTGACCATTGCGTTGCGGGTTTCTTCAGGCTCGGCGGCGCACTTGCGGGTGAAGTTATGGACTTGGGC